AACGACCTTCCGCCTCCTCCGCGCCGAAGCCATCCCCCCCCCCCCCCTGCCCGCGCTGGCTGCGGCTTGCCAGATCGAGCGCGCCCTGGCTGAACGCCTGGCATTGGTCCGTCCCGACCGTGAGCCTGGGAGTGAAGTGGCAGCCGGAGTGAAGTAATCGTTCTTTCATGCGGATTTACTTGGGATTCTCGATGGTAACAGTTGATGGCACATCAATCGCCGGGAGCGTCTGGCCGTGCTGGTGGAGGTAGGCCGCCAGGTCGGCGAGCTGGACCGGTGCGGCGGGGGCAGTTTCCGTCCGGCTCGTCGCCTCGCCGTCCAGGAGCGCCTTTTTCTCCACTCCCACGCCAATCACAATGGGTAACACGTTCGCCTGCACCGCACCTTCTTGGAGCTTCTCGATCAGCAAGTCCGTGCCGAGCTCGATCATCACGCCAAACTTGGAGCTTAGCCTTTGTTTCAATGCGTCCATTTTTCCCGCCGACTCGTAAACCTTCAGAACCGCGGCCACCGTGTGGGCGCTCACCTGGAAACGCTTCGCCGTCGCCCGCAACGATCCCGTTGTCAGGTAATGCGTCAGCATCGCCTCACAAAGCTCCTCGTCCTTGCATGTCGTCTTGCCGTTATGCAGATGCTGCTGGGCCGCCGCGATGAGTGCGGGCACGGCAGGCAACTGCTCCGGAGTGAACAGTGCCGGCTGACTCGACTCTGCTGGTTGCTTTGGTTTCGCTTTTGCCATGCGTCCGAACGTCTGGATGACCCAACCTGTAAAAAACTGCGCCGCAAAAAATCCGCCGCGCGCTACCCGGCCACGGCTGTTGCCTCAGCCGGTTGCCCCCGAAGCTTCCGTTCCAGATCGGAACGATTCCGCGCCTTGATGCCGGGGTTGTAATCCACCTTGCGCCGCGCCAGGAAACCGTTCACCCAGCTCGCCGGCGCGAAATACTCGCCACTGATCAACACACACGAGGAGATCACGATCCCGTCACCGTCCTTGAGATCCGGTTCAGCCTTCATGCGATCGCACCAGAACCGGCTGTTGAACCCGATCAAACCCGCCAGCTCCTGGGCCGAATAAAACTTTTCCACCACCCGCACCGTGCTCATGCCCACCTCCGGATGGATTGGTTAACGCCCAGCAACCACACCAGGCGCAGCCCGCGCACATTGCGGCCGGGCTGATACGTGTCGCGATGGCGCGAACAAAAAAAGAACCGCGCGCGGACTGGCCCACAGTCGAGACCATAGGCCAATCCGGCCACAGAGCGCGCCGTTGATGGGGGAGAAGCCAACCTGAGAGGAAATGCAGCGTCACGAGTTAGTCGTCCCGGTGAAACGCTGTTATGCACCCCGGCAAGCCCCGGCGCCGCGACCGCTTTGCGCAGCCGCGAAAAGAATTGCACCGGCGCGCCCCAACGCACCGGCAAAGAGGAGGCGGCATCGGTCCGGAGTGCAGAGTCGTAGATGCGCAGCGCCGGCTGGCCCGCCGCCAAAATTTCAACCGTCTTCGTCATAAAGAAAACCTCCGCTTGTTGCGCAGCGAGCCCGCTGTCAACGGCCGCGCAATCCGCTCCCGCGTCAGATGCCACTTGGTCATTCCCGGATGCAACGGCGGCAACACCTTGATCTTGCCCGCCGCGATCCAGCGGCGGATGATGCTCTTGCACTCCTCAATTTCGCCCGGCGTCACGATTTCACCCTCCGATTCGTGCAAAAGCCGAATGGCGACCGCAGCCGTGGATTTGCGCGCAACGCGGCCACCTGCGCCGCGCTGGCGATGCCCTTTGGCACCGCGGGCAACTCGCCCATTTGCGACGCATACTTGGAAAACTTGACGTGATTACCCTTGTGCAAGCTCATGCCGCCATCCTCTGTGCCTCTGTGCCTCTGCGGTTTAATTCATCCCTCATCCGCTCCAGATGCCGCGCGCAGATCGTGTGGCTCGCGCCCACTGGCGGCAGCGGCAGGCCCAGCTCGTGGTCACACCACGCACAGGGCCGGCGCGCATCCCGTAACTCCTCGGCGGCCAGCAACAAGCCCAGGTGATGCAACACCCCACCACTCACCGAAAGCTGCCGATCATAAATGCTCATGGGAGTTGAGAAATGAGAAACGCCTGATACGCCGTCACCACCAGCAAGCCGGCCACCGCCACGCTGACACAGAACCACGCGATAAGTTCAGATCGTTTCACGCCGCACCCCTTTCCGAGTTGTCGCCCGCGGCGGGTGGATTAGACTGCGCCGATGAGTCCGGAACAGATGGAGCAGGAACTGATGCGCCTGCGGGCCGTGCAGATATTTCAGTCTGTGGCGCTGGCCACCCAACAAGCGATATTGACGGACGCGCTATTACGCGCAGGTTTAACTCCGTCAGCCGATCAAGTTCAGGCGGTGTATAACCAGACACTACGCGCACAGACAGAGCAGACCTTGGCTGCACTGGCGGACGAGAACCCCAAACTCGCCGCGCAATTGCGGCAAATCCTGAGCGTAGAACTCGACCGATAAACTTCACGCCGCCACCCTTTCCGGTTGCGCCGCCGGGGCCGCCGGCGCGGCAGATTGTTCCACGTGGGACACAGCATCCGAAATCGGCTGCAATTCCTTCCGCAAGAGTCGGCGAAAATACTGACTCCGGTTCAAATCCAACTTGTCGGCTTCGGCATCAATTTTAGCCAATAAATCCGCAGGCAATTGCACCGTAACGTTTTTGAAAGAATTGTCGCTCACGGAGACAGAATAACATTCCGTATTATTCCGTCAATGGGAATTGTGAAAATATATTGACGCCAGAAAACCAATAAGTAATGTGGATACGTTAATGAGCATCAAACCGCGCAGCCCAGGTCAGACCGCAATCAGCATCAGCCTCCCCGAGTCTTTGGTTGCTCAAGTAGAAGAGCGTGCCCAGGCGCTTGGCCTCAGTCGCAGCCAATACCTTGTGCAGCTTGCGCGCGCCGATCTGAAAGAACGCGGAGCGTTGACGCTGCACGAAACACCTAATTCCACTCCGGACGTTCAGAAGGCGGAAGCTGAAACCGTTCGGATTGCCCAGCAGCACCACACCGTTTCCTACGGCAAACCCGCCAGGAAGAAGTCTGCAAAATGACGTGTGCCACCGTCAGTAATTTTACCGCGTATGCCCGCCGCTGTTTGGGTGAGAGCCCCGCCGCGATCTGTAAAAGTTGTTTCACCATAAAGTTCCCGAGTAGATTGACACCCATCGTCCACACCCGCTCAGACAAAATCCGTCCGTCCGTATAAAACATTATGAACTTTCGCGACGAGGTTCGACACTTGGGGTTTTTGGCAATGATAGGCTCATTTGCGCTATTCTTTTCGTTGGGATGGATGTTGGCGCGGAGTATGGCGTCACCGCCCCGTTATCAGTTTCAAATCGTGCAGCCTGGCATCGTGCTTCGGTTTAACCAACAAACAGGCGAGGCCCATTGGGCCTATACGGACGAGCGCGACAGCATTTGGCAGCCAATTAAATCACGCACTACCGGTTACGAAATTCTTGAATCTGACGGCAACAAGCGCAATCCATAACCATTAAGTTATGAACGAACAACTCCCAACTCCTGCCGGGGCGGCCGCCGCCAAATGGGTGCGCCTCTCGCGCAAAGGCTATCCTACCATCGTGCGCGAGAACCGCATGGGCAGCAAATTCAGCACTCGCATCAAGCACCTCAAACAAGTCCACTTTGTCACCCTCACCGAACAGGCAGACACCTCGTTCACCGCCGCATTGGAAGCTCGGCGCCAGATCCAGAGCGGCCACTGGCAGAAACTCAAAGAAACCGTCCGCCTCCGCACCGATTGCCCCACCACCTGGGGCGACATTAAAACCCATTACGAGCAATACCAACCCGCGCCGCCCAAAGTTCTCGCCGCTGAGACCAAGAAGAAGAACCTTTACGCCCTGGAAAACTTCCTGCGCAAATCCGGCCTTGAACCCAAAGACGATCTCGCCCTCACCGTTCTCACCGGCGAGCTGGTGTACAAATGGAAACAAGCCATCCTGGCTGACTGCCGGGACAAATCCCCCGAAGACGCCACGCGCCTGTGCCGCAGCGCCAACAGCATATTGATCCAGGCCCGCAGCATCTTTGCCGACGAAGCGCAAACGTATTTCACCCGCGCCGCCAAGTTAAAACTGCCCGCCAGTCTGGAAAAATTCCGGAACGAACCCGGCTTCAAACAGATCGCCAAGACCGAATACCACGCCCCCACCGATCTCGTCGTCGCCAAGACCTTCGCCCACCTCACCGAGTTGAACAAACGGCTGACGGAAGGGGATAATGGCCAGTCGTCGCTTGACGACCGGAACGAGTTCATTGCCTGCTGGCTGGCGCTTGGCTTTGGTCTGCGCGCCTCGGACATCACGCGCGCCCAGAAAAGCCATTTCCAAGAAGTGCAGGGCGACATCGCGTTCCGTCCCCCGTGGTTCGGCAAGAACAAGAAACACACCCCTGAGATCCGCGTTCAGCTCGACGCCTGGAAACATCTCGGCCCGATCCTCGCCGGCCTGGGCAAAGATGCCTATTTGATTCACGGCAACAAAACCGAGCGCCAGTATGACGTCTTCCGGCGCATCAGCGGGTGGATGAAAGCCGCTGGCTGGGAAACCACGCACCACATCCATGAACTGCGCGCTTGGGCCGGCAGCTACATAGCGGACCATGCCGAGGGCGACGGCCTCCGCGCCGCGCAAATCTTCCTGCGCCATTCCAGCTACGCCACCACTGAGAAATTCTACGGCCACCATCGGAAGCAACAGATTGCCAAAGTCAGCCTGACCATCCCCAAAGTCGCGCAACCGTTGCGAGAAGTGGAACAACCCACCAACATCGTGGCCATGCGCCCCAATTAAGCCAACGGTTGATGAAGTGCCAGCGGGAGTGTTGTTAAAAGCGCGTGCAGAATACAATTGCCTAACAATGTGCGAGTTGAGTATCGTCCCGCACCGGCTGGCGAAAGACTCTTAATCAATTGGTCCTAGGTTCGAGTCCTAGCCGGGGCACCATTTGTTATCAACGGTTTACCTTGATTCCCCTATGCCAAACAGTGGCTTAGGGGATTTTTATTTCCCTGTCTTGCGTGCGGCTGGTGGTGGATTGTGGTGGATTGGTTGCCAGCGCAAGGAACAGTGGCGGTGAAGTGCGGGTGAAGTAGCGACGTCTGCACGTTCGGACGGCTTACCAGCCGTGATCGGCGCGCCACATCTGGCGGGCGAGGCTCACGGTTTCACTGATCATTTTGGCCTGGTCGGCAGTGTCCAGCGTGCGCCAGCCGCGCTCGGCGAAGAGGGCGGTCAGTTCCTTGCGGGCGGTCGCGCCGCTGCCTTTCACGTAATCGTAATACTCCGCGTCTGTCATGGTGCGACCAGTGGCGGGATAGATTTCGTTGCGGTTGGGCAGCGTGGGCCAGTTGCCGGTTTCGGCGAGGGTTTTGACGATGGGATCGGCGTCCGCCTGGCTGCTGGTGAATTGGCTCAGCAGCGGGCGCGTGACGGGCATGCCCAGGGCATTCAATGCCGGCTGGCCTTTCTCTCCGCGCACAAATGGAATGTTGTTGACGAGAATGCCGGTGGTTGAGCGTTGTTCATAGACCTGCGGGTCAAAGGCGCGGTCCACCTGCCGAAGCGCGTTTGGAATCACGCCGCTGGTGACGTTTTTAATACCGAGTTTGAGGAACGCGCGCCCGCGCTGCTCGGCACTGTTCGCGTCGAGGATGTCGTTCAACTGCATCATGCCGGTCAAAAACGATTGTTCGGTAATGGCCAGGCCGCCTTCCGCCGCCACGCCGGCCAGCATCATGGGGATGTCTTGTCCCACGCGCAATGTGGCCTTGTCCTGGTAAATTCGCGCGTCGCGCAAGCGGTCATGGTAGTTGCCCAGCCACGCCAGCGGAATGGCCAGCGTGGAGTTGCCGTAATTCCAGTGTCGGTCACCGATCTTGATGCTGTGGGAAATCCATCCCTTGGCTTCAAGGCCACGACGGTCGTTGTCGTTCGTTGGTCCTGCGCCGTAAATGGCCAGCGGCGGGTCTTCGTCGTCGAGGTATTGGGCCAGTTTCAAGCTGAGGCCGACGAGCAGGGCCGTGCCCAGAAACGCTTTGACGTAAAGTTCCCGCTGCAGTTCGGCCTTTTGGTCCACGGTCAGGCTTTCCAGTTTGCTCCCAAGAATCTGCCGGCGGCCATGTGCGCGGATCAGGCCGATGGGCGTAAAGTTCAGTTGCGCGTTCACCACGTTGGCAATGATGTCGGTGAATGGGAACATCAGGTTGGTGGCCACGCGGATTTTCGGGTCTTCGTGCGCCTTGCCTTTGTTCAACGCTTCAGCAATCCAGCCCATCATTCCATACGGATGGTTGTTGAACGTGGCCCGCAATGCGTAATCCCGGGCATCTTCGCGCAACTCCAACGGGCGGTTCGCGTTCAAGATTTCCGCAACGCGCCGCTTGAGCGCCGCACCGGTCAAGCCTTCCGCCTCGGCCTGGGTGGTGGCAGTGGCCACGGCCTTCTGGGTGTAACCCATGATCTGCCGCGCCTTGTCGCGAGCGACCTCACCGTGCAAACCTTCCGAGCGCGCCAAGCGCAACGCAAGCAGCATGGCGCGGGCTTCCTCGCTTGGCTTAAAGAACAGCATGTCCTGACTGCCCAGCCCGCGCGTGACATACTTCCAGGCGTTCAGGAATCGGACCACTCGTAATTCCGCCAGATTCTTGACAGCCTGACCGGTGACCGTGGTGGGTTTCCAAAGGGCCAGATACGGCAGGCCGGGATCACTCTCCAACAACCGCCGCACTGCGCCCATGCCGATGCCGGCGCGCAGGGGCACTCCGCCGCTTTGGGCGAACTGAGTCAGCTCAAGCACGCGCCCGGCCTGCACCTTGTCCACGCGACTGCCGGTGAGCATTCCGGTGCGCCAGTTGTCCGCCGCCGCGCGCACGCCGCCGCTCATGCCGTTCTTGATCGTCTCTCCGGCAAGGATCAACCAGTCTGGCGCAAGGCTGGGATTGATGAGCAGTTGGACGGGCCATTCGGCCATGACAGCCTGCGCCGTGCTGGCCACGTTCTTGAGCGTGGTGGTCAGGCCGGTCAGCAGGTTGGTCTTGTAAAACGCCAGCCCGAGGTCAAAGAAATCCACGCCCTTGGCGCGCTCGATGATGTTGAGCAGCTCGATCTGCGCCTTCTGTTTGCGTTCCACCTGGTCGGCGGGGATGCGCTCGATCACGTCCACCTGTTTGCGGATGCGTTCGGCCAGTTCATTGCTCCACTGCGGAAGGTCCAGACTGTTCTGCACCGCCTGCCAGAAACGTTCCTGCGACAGCGCGCCGAGATTGGTGGCGGAGATGAGGCGCTCGATGAGTTGCGGGCGGGTGCGGGCGGGCACGGGCTTGAGCAACTTCTCCAGCGCGGCGCGTTTGCGATCGGTGACGAGCTGGGCAAAACGTTTTTGCACCGCATCCGCCAGCTTGCGGGCATCGGCTTCATTCAACCCGCTGGCGGCGGCAATCTTCTCCGCCAGCGTTTTGCCGGTGGCATCCACCTGGGTGTGATGTTGCCGAATGATCTGGCCGAACTTCACGCGCAGGTCGCGCATTGCGCGATTGATGGCGAGGTCAACCGCCGCTTCATCCCCTTGCACGGCTTCCTTGGCGGTCTGTTGTTGCCGGGCTTTGCGGGCGCGGCTGCGGATCTTCTCGCGCTCGGCTTTGGTGCGCGCCTTGTACAGGTTGTTGATGGCTGTGGCCCGCTCGTCATGCAGCGGAATGCCGGCGCGTTTCAGTTTGTCCGCCAGTGTGGAATTGTCCGCCGTGCCTTCGTAGTGAAGGCCGGCGATTTCCGCCTCGCGTTGCGTCAACAATCCGGCTTTCACCAGACCATCGAGCACTTCCTGGCGGATGGCGTTGGCCAGCTCCGTGCCGGGCGTGGCGGCCTGCTTTTCGAGCGCGGCATCCACGGCTTCGCGCGCGGCGGCTTGCACGTCTTTGCTGGCGGTGGCGGCCTCGATGCCTTCCTGGTTGGCCTGCTCGATCTCGCGTTGCGCGGCATCGCTCTGCGGTTTGAGCGGGGCGGCGATGGTCTGCGCGGCGCGCTCGATCTTGCGGCGTGCCCAGATAAGCTTGCCCTCCGGCGTCAACGCCAGGAAGGCACTGAGCGCCTGCAACGATTGCGCCGTGTCGGTGATGTGCGCGGCAAAAGTTTCGTCGTAGAAGCGCGCGGCGGCATCGTGCTGGCCGGCCACGCCAAACGCTTTGATGATGAGCTGACCCAACATCATGCGCACGCTGCCGGGCAAACCGTTCGCGCCATCGGTGAACACGTCCACTGCTTGCGCCGGGCCACCAATCGCAGTCATGACTCTGGCGGCAAACGCAGCATCGCTCTCATTGGTGCGGCGTTCGTAGAGCAAATTGCTGACACGCTGGGCGATGTCCGGCTCGCCGGCGGTGGGGTTGCTGAGCTGGTCAATGAACTCGCGCACGTTGATGTCATCGTCCTCGGGCGTGACGGTGACGTGGGCCTCGAGCCAGGCGCGGATTTCCGTCTCGGAAAAGTCGGGCAGGTTCTGCGTCTTGAGCCAGTCAATGCCGGCCTGAATGGCTTGCGCCAGGCTGCGCGTGCCCCGGAACGTGGCGCGAATGACGCGCACCATGCCGTTGTAGGCTTGCAACGTCATAAACTTGGGCAAGCCGAACAAATGCAACTCACCGCTGCGCTGTTGTTGCCACGGATCACTGGCCTCGATGGCGCGGGTCAGCGTGGCGTCAATCTTATCCGCCCAACTTACTTCCGCCGCCTGGTCAAAGTCGGTGACGGCTTCCCTTTCATTGGCCTGTCCGGCCTCGGACTCCGCCTGCGCGATCTCCTGCGCCATGGCGAGGACTTCCTTGCTATCGCCTTTCTGGCGCTGCAACAGGCGCGCTTCGCCGGCATCGAGGATGGCGTTGGCAAAATCATCGGCGCTCAGGCCGGCATACTTGTCGCCAATGCCGGTCAAGGCCTGGTCGGCGGGTAAACCTTCCGCGATGCTGACACGGAGTTGTTTGTCAATGGCCTTGCGTTGCGCGGAGCTGAGGCGTTTCCACGGTTTCTTGTGGAGCGCTTCGGCCACGCGCTCGCGGCTGGCATCCAGCGCGTCTTGCATGTCGGCGGGAAACTGGACCGCGCCACGGCCTACGTTGGCTTCCAGGTCATCGAGGATATCGGGCGGGCGTTCTTCTCCGCGCATCTGGGCCACGGCTTCGCGGGCCTGCTGCAGGTGACTCTCTGTCACCTGAGGAGTTGGCAGTTGGGAGTTGGGAGTTGGGGTTTCTGCCCTCCTATCTGCTATCACTTCTTCCGGCTGTTCCAACTGCACGGTGTCTTGCGGCTCGGCCACCTTCTCCGCGGCTTTAACTACAGAGTCCAGACTGGTCTGGTCAGTGACAACGGCTTGTTTCTCGACGCCCTCTGGATCGCGCACGGTTACGACGCCCACGGTTGTGCCGGGCGCGGGTTTGCGGTCCACGCCGTAACCGAGGATGCGGCCCAGCTTGTCCTCCTTGGCGCGTTGCACGATGGTCTCCTCCTTATGCACGCGGGGGTTGTAGATCATTGTGCCATAACCTTCGAGCGTCACGGTCTTGAAATTGCCGGGCACTTCCGGCATGGCCTCGCCTTCGGTGATGAGCACGGCGCTGCGTTTGCCGTTCTGCAAGGCGTCCATCTGGTAGGCGATGGTGCGCGGATCTTCCGGAACGGGAGTTGGGAGATCGGAGTTGGGAGATGGGGAAGATTGTTCCGGGGCAACCGCAGTTGACGCGGTTGCGCCCGGAACGTTTTCGGTGCGAGGTGTGGTCTCCGGAGTGCGTCCGGTAGATTGGAGAAATTCTTCTGCGGCGGGCGGCGCGGGTGGGAGTTCATCATTGTCCGGACGGGCGGACAGGCCGGTGTCCGGCGTGGTGGGCGTCGCGCGACTTGCCTGCCCTTCCCGGATATTGCCCAGCGCTTCGGTCGGGCCGCTGGCGATCTCGCCCAACGCTTCGGCCACGATGTCCTTGGCGCTGATTTTCTGGCCGCTGACGACCTGGGCGGCGGCTTCACCCGCCGCGCCGCTGGCGGCTTGCAAGGCGATTTCCTTGCCGGTACCGATCAAGACTTTCTTTGTGCCCTGGCGCAGGGCTGGGCCGACGAATTTTCCGGCGAGTCCGGCGCTGAGTCCGTCAAAGACGGCGATGGGCAGGCCGCGCTGGGCGGCGAACTGGCGCGCCTGGGCTTGCGCCGCCGGGTTGTCGAAGAACTCGCGGACTTTCTCCGGGTCGCTAAAATCGTATCCGGTCTGCTTGGCGCTATCGAGAAACGCATTGGCGGATTCCACGCCGAACGAGCCCGCGCCGCTGGCAAGGACGCGGCCGGGAACACCGCCAGGGGCGAGGAGGTTGGCCGCCAGCGCGGGCGCCATGGCGGGGAAAGATTGCGCCACGATGCCGGCCATGATCTCGACGGTCTGCTTGGGATTCTTGGCTAGCACGCGCCACCAGTTGGAATTGTCCGCCTTGCTCCATTCCGTGAGCGCTTCACTCTGCGGCAGGTTTTGCATCTGCGTCTCGACCGCGGCGATGTCGTCGGCAATGGCTTTGCGATTGGCCTCGATGGCGGTGACGACGCGGCTGACCTGGGCGGTCGGGCCGAGGGTTTCCTCGACGCGCTGCGCCTGGGCGCGGTCATCGCCGGCGAGGCTCAAGGCCAGGCCGAACTTGGGGTCGTTCATGGCCGTGACGTAGGCGCGGCGGAGCTGGCGGATGCTGGGGGACTTGGGCGCGGCGGCCAGTTGCGCGGCGAGGAGCTGCTGTTGCCCGGCGAGCAAGCCGCGTTTGAACTCGTTCACCGTGCCGGCGACCGCGCCGGGTTTCTCGGTGAGAAAATCCTCGGCGCTGGGGGCGTCCGTCAGAAACTGCTCGGCGCTGGGCGTGGTTTCCGCATCGGCCAGAAAAGTTTCGGCGTTCATGCCTTATTGGTATCCGAATTGTTCCCGGAGAATTTTGACCGCCTCGTCGCGTTTGATTTTACCCGCCTTCAACGCGGCCTTCACTTCGTTGGCGTCCTTGTACTGGCTGGCGGTGGTGCCGGTGCTGGTGCCGCCGTTCTGTTTCTCGGCCCAGGCCTGCGCCTCGGCTTCCGTGCCGAACGTGGCTTTCACGCCGTAGCCGGCGGGGCGGCCAAAGCGGTCCATGATGGGCTCGACGGCAAACCGCGTGCGGTTCTGTTCCGCGTCGGCCTTGCTGAACGGATCGTATTGGAACGCGCCGGTCTTCTTCTCGCGCGTAATGACCGCGCCGGTGGGCGATTTGACAAACTCAAGCCCGCCCTGCTCCGCCGCCGCGCCATCCCCGATGAGCGCGCGCAAGGCGTTGAGGGTGGGCGCGAAATTTTCAGAGCGCACGGCGTCCGGGTTGCGTGCCAGTACGGTCTGCAGCCGGCTGGCGGTCATGGGCACGGTCGCGCGGGTCTGGCGCACCGGGCCGCGCCCTTGGGCGAGCACTTCAGTTTCGTTTAAGCTACCCGCATCCTGCAACACGCGGGCGAGCGCGGCGGCGCTGCGGTCGTCCTGCGCGGCCTTGAGTTCCTCGCGCTGTTGTTTGGCCAGAGCGGTCTTGGTGGCAAAGGCCTGCCCCAGACCTTCCAGCTCGGCGAGACTGAGCGTGGTGAGGCGGTCCTTGTTCTTGGGATCAACCTCGCCTAGATACGTGCGCAACGCCTTGGCTTTGTTCGCCTCGCTGCGGCTTTTCTCTTGTCGCCGGTCCATTGCTTCTCGAATTGCCAATCCTTCTGCAAAGCTCATAAGTTTCCTTGGGTTAAATCATCGCGCCGGCGGCCGTCTTGAACCAATCATTCCACGTGTCGGCCTGGTGCATGCCGATCTTGGTTTCCAATCCAGCTTGCACGCGGTTGTTCTCTTGATTTTGCGAATAAACATTCTGGAGCAGGTTGCCGGCGAACTCATTGGAGATGAGGCTGGGCGTGGCCCAGTTCGCACCGGTGGCTAGGCTCATGCCCTGTTGCGCCAGCAATTGGCGGAGTTGCTGGATGTTCGTCGCATTGGCGCGGCGCTTGTCGCGCAAGGTTTCTCCTGCGCCAACCTTGGCGAACGTCTCAGCAAAGGCATCGCTTGGCCCAAAGCCCATGCCACGGGCGGCGGCACTGGCGCGCCCGCTTTGTTCCACGAGGCGGAGCTGCGCTGGATCAAGCTGGTTGTCCAGCGCCAGTTCGTTGGTGGCGGTGGACGTGAGACTGTCCAGTAATGCCGCGCTGGCCGGGTCGGCCAGGCGCAACCCTTGCAGGTAAACGCGCGGGATGCCCGTGGTCTCGGCATTGCCATTGATGGCGAGGTCCAGGTTTTTGATGCGCGTCTTGGTGAACTGCGGGCCGTAGGTTTCCTCGGCGCTAAGCAGGTCTGGTTGCGCGGCGAGCAGATCGTCAATCAGCTTGCCGTATTCCGACGAAGCCGTGGTGGCGCGGTAGTTATCCGTTCTTGCAAGCCCTTGACCGGGCATATCCTGCGGATCTTCAGAGAAGACGCTGAATAGATTGCCCATGCCGGTATCGCCAGATGATCCAAGGATTCCACCCATAATTAGCTCACTTTCTTAAAATACAGTGTTACTTGTTTACTGCCTTCGCGGTAGCCCTGCTGTTTCATCAATCGTTTGAAACGACAGTCGTTGCTGCACGCCACCAATACCAGGCGCGCCCCGGCGTTGGCTGCGGCCTGTTCCAAATCTTGCAACGCCGCCGCGCTGGTGGCGTCATCTACTGCGGGTGCAGTCCAGCCCGCCAGCAATCGGACGAACCCGGCGCTGCCGTAACCAACGATCTGGCCGTCTCGTTCCAACACATGCGTTGGAGCAATCAACTCCGCTTGGTCCGCCTGCACCGCTGCGTGCAAGGCGCGAGCATCTTCGGGTTGAAAGGTGCGGATCATGCGGTGATCTCTTTGATGAATAGGCGCACGGCGCTGACGCCGCCGAATAAACGGTTGCCGGCGGTATCGCCATTGATGAACACGTTATTGGCGGTTACCCCCACGCGGAGTTTGAACGTGGTGGCGCTGGTCGTGCCGGCGGCCATGGTATGGTGCAAGGTCAACACCCGCAGGCTGGCATTGGTGCCGCAGGATTCTGCGATGGCGGCCAGCGCACCGGCGGTGCTGTCTTGGAACAATGCCACGGCGGCAAACGCCGATGCGTTTTCGATGGCGATGGGGATGATGGCGGTGATCTCCAGCCGGTTGGTGGTGGCCTTGGGCGTGATGCTGGCCGTGAGAATCTCCGTCCCCTCATTGTTTTGGGGCACGGTATCATCCATGGGGATCGTGCCGCCGGGCGTGGCGGCGGCAATGGTGCTGCGGGTGGTATAACTTGCCTGCACCTGCTGCACGAGCATGCCGGCGGGCGCGGTAAGCGTGGCGCCGCTGAGGTCCACCGTGCCCGTCACCGTCAAACTTGGATTACCAGTGATGGTCTTGCCGGACAGATCGAGCGAGCTGGCCAGCTTGGCGGCGGTCACGAACGCATCGGCCATCTTGGCGCGGCCCGTGGTGTCGGCACTGAGCGCGCCGTCCGCCAGCTTGGCGGTGGTCACCGCGCCGTCCGTGATGCTGGCCGCGCCGATTTCGCCCTCGAGCGTGATGGTAGGGCGCGCGATGGCGCGAAGGGTGGCGTTGGTGATCAATTCGCCATCGGCCGGCAACGCGCCGGGCACAAGATTGAGAGAGAGGGTGCTCATATTAGTGTTGCGTGCCGAGGCGTTGGCGGCCCGGCAGGCTGCGGGTCAACAGGCCTTGCCAGCGCACGCGGCCCTGGGTGTTTACGAGTTCCAGCGCCACGCTGCGGCCCTGGCGTCCAGACAGTCGGAACGAAACGAGTTGTTCCTGAAACCGGCCCAGGTCCACGCCGCTGCCGAAATAGAACGGCGGCGCGGCGGCGGCATAGAGCAGCGCGGTGACGGTGTCGCCAGCCGGGCCGGACAAATCCCCGGTGCCACTCGCGGCCACGAACGTGCCGGGCGCGATGGTCACATTGTCCACCACCAGACTGGTGCTATTGCCGGCCACATAGACGTAGGTGGAGTCAATGGTCAGTTCCGGGTAACGATGGCCGTTGATGGAATACGTGCCCTCGGCCAGATTGGCCCCGATGCGGACGGTGTAATCCTCCCGATACGGCGTGTCATGATCGTCGTTGGCGTTGGTCGCGTCCCAAGCCGCGGCGTTCCACGGTTTGGTGTAACGGGTGTTGTCCTTGGTCACCGCCGTGCAAAGCGTGGTGGTCTTGTTCACGCCTTCAAAATGCGCGGTGACGGAGTAGCTTGGGTTGAATGTCTCCAGTGCCAGGTGCGCGCCCGTCGGGCTTTGCAGGCGCTCCAGTTGTTTGCCCTGGGCGCGGAACTTCAAGCGCGTCTCGATCTCGACCCAGGCCAGCCTTTGCTCGGCGGTGGCGTCGGCCACCTGATCGCCCTGCTCGCTTTCTTCCATCAAGTTGACCCAACCGTCCGGGCTGAGGTAGAACAACCGTTCCGCGCCATCGAGCGGTTGCTTGATCCATTCCAGCACGTTCAACTCGCTGCTGGTGTCCAGCGGCATCCAACCCTGGCTGGTGTCCCCCAGCTTGGCGGCACTGACGAAGGAAAACACCAGCACGCAATAGTCTTCCTCGCTGGCGATGGGCACATGCGCGTAAAGATGGCTGTTCCAGTTGGCCAGTTTGATGGTGTCCTTTTCGGTCCAATCAATCTTGTCCACCAGCTTCTGGATGGGCGCGCTCATGGGCAGGTCCACGCCGATGAGTTTGCCGCTCTCGGATTGGCGGATGTTCACAAAACCGCGCTTCTCCGCCACGAACACGATGTTGTCCCCGGCCTCGGCCCATGCGCCGCGCGCGCTCAAGCCGTAACTCTTGCTGCGCTGATCAAAGCGCACGTCGGTAAGGTCCAGCGCCACGCCGGACAACACGCCCCAGCTTTTGCCTTTCCAGATTACCACCACGTCCTCGCTCCACTTGGCCAGGTCCACGATCTCGTCGGCGCTGCCCTGGTTGATGCGGAACTCGTTGGAGAAATCAATGTGGATCTCGTCCTGGATGTCGGTGGACACGATGAAATCCACCTTGGTGTAGGTGACGGCCGTGCTGTTGTAACCGGTCGTTCCGGGCGTGTAGGCCGTGGGCACAAGCAACCGGTTGTTGGTGTAGAGCGCGGTGTCGGCGTTGGGCAAAATGTCGTAGATGCGCGTCCAGCTCGTGGCGTGGCTGTCGGGGCTTTCCCCCGCCAGCACCTTGCTGTTGCGTGCCGTGATCGTGCCCGTGGCCGGCGACGCCGCTGGCGTGCCGGTCATGGTGTAATCAAACGTATCCGTGGCCACGTTGGTGATGACGAACGTGCCGTTCCACAAGCTGGCATCCGCGCCGGTCGCCCCGGCAATGGTCACCGTGTCGCCATTGCTGAAGCCGTGCCCGGCCTTGGTGGCGGTGGCGGTCGTGCCGCTGCGGGTGATACTGGTGAGCGTGAGCAACGTGCCAACCGCCTCGTAGGCGTAGCTCATGTTGCTGCACGTAATACTGCTGCTGGCGTCCGGCGTGGTCGGCGCGCCGGTGACGAAATAGGTGAACGTCACGTCGTCCACCACGGTGATGTTGAACCGGCCATTGTATTCTGTGCCGCTGGCGCCGCGGATGGTGATGTCCGCGCCGGTCACATAACCATGCGGCAGATCGGTGACGACGGTGGCGGTGTTGCCCACGCGCGTGATGCTGGTCACATCCTGGAATGGGCCGTAAAAGACCTCCGTTCCGGACGGGTGGACGGTGCTGCTGTTCCAGTGGTCGAGCAGGTCCTCAAACCCATCGTCGAAATTGGTCATCCGCAAGGTGGCCAGATGCCGGCCGCGAAAGCAGAACAATTTATTGAACGCCTGCACGAACGTGCAACGGTCCAGCAACCGCACGCCGGTGGGCAGCGGGATTTGCACGTTCTGGTTGTACGGCCGGGTGCGCCAGGCGTAGCCGTCGGCGGCCACGATCTGCCAGTCAATGTTTCCGTTCGGATCGCGGAACACGCCTGCACCGTAACCCGTGCCGAGTGATTCGATTACATCGCTGCCGGCGGCGATCTTGTTGGCCCAGGCCGGTTTTATCACGCCCTTGCGCGTCTCGGGTTTGCCCTCGGGACACCGCAGATTGCGGCCATCGTTATAGACACCCTCTGGCAAACTGCGCCCGTCGCGCAGATCGCACGCCCACAGCACATCTTCCACCTGCTGCGCCTGGGGCGGCGGCGGATTGCGTTGGCGTTGCGGGATGGCGCGCATGAAGCTTAACCTTTGCTGGCTTCAATCAGATTCACGATGCTCTGCGCCGCGCCTTTGGCCTTCTCATTGTCCACACTGCTGGCCACGAGTTGCGACACGGCGGCAATCGTCTCCGTCTCCGCCTGGTGTTTCACCATCCAGGCTTTCCATTCCGCCTCGTATTTCTCGCCGTTGGGCATGGCCCGCAACACCTGCCGGCCTGTCTCGATGATCTGCGCCAGTTCCGCGGCGCTCGCCACCGCGCTTTTGCGACTCCGCCACAAGCCCCACAAACTGAACAACCCGAGAATGCCCGCACCGACCGGCGCGCCCACGCCCCATATATTTCCCACCGCCGCGCCCGTATTCGCCGTCAGTTGCGCATGGGCGTTCGGTGTAAACGTGTATTCCTCCACGCGATTGGTAACAGGTTGGACGTTGAGCGTTGAGCGTTGAGCGTTGGACGTTTCGCCCGCCACCACCTCGATGACATTGGTCTTGATGTCGTAATACTTCACCTCCGTCGCGCTCGGTGGCCGCTGTGCTGTAGTGCCGCAACCCGTCAATCCCATGATTGCAAAAATCAGAAACAACCCCACCTTGCCCGCGTCCGGCTTCACGATGGCCGCCGTGCTGCGCGTGGCGCTGTGCAACCCCGTCGCGCCGGCCACGGAAATCAGCGCCATCATCCACTGGCGCGGGTCGGTCCAGCCGCCGGCCAGCCATTGATAGAGCAACCCGCCCAGCGCCCAGGTGATGAGTGGAATCAGTTCGTTTTTGATGGGCGTGAAATTCTTGATGATGCCACCAACCAGCAGCACAAACGCCACCACCAGCCCCATGTCGCCCGCCTCGATATTGATCGTGTCATTCATACTCTTATTTGTGTTTATCCGTGGTTTAATTCTCCGGCTGCTTCCGCTTGATCCGTTCCTCGATGCGGATCAGGATTTCCCGCTGTGCGCGCTGCTCCGCGCTCACGTCCCGGTATTCCTGCTTGATGGCCTTCTGGTCGTCCTCCAACCGTTCCATGCGATACGGCAGAATCGCCCAGGCTTTGACCGCGCCGGCAATTCCGGCCACGCCCGCCACGATGCCGATCACCACTTGCGCGGTTTTCAATCCGCCCTTTTCCCTGCGCATAAATTGAGTCGTCGTTTCACTCATGGTTCGCTTCTGGTTTTCTGATTTCCACCGTCACGACCCACATCGGCTCAGTTGGAACGATGGCGTGGCCTTCAAATTCTGGATACTTGGCCCGCACCGCCGCCCGCACCGCAGCCTCAACATCCTTTGGCATCAACATTACGTGACCCACCACCGTGTATTGTTCCTTGATGACCGTCATGGTTTCCAAAAGTCTGGCGGTTGCGGCTGCCCCAATGGCGCGCGCAGGCTGTTGCTCCACGGGCAGGAGTAGAACACAAAGAACTGCGCCCGGTTTGTCGCCGGGAACGAGGCGTAATTGTTCGTCGTCCACCCACCCCACTGCCACGCCTTCAAATCATTGCTTGTCTCCCACCACGCCAGCTTGTGGCCCGGCGGAAACGTCCATCGCCATGTCACCAACTTGGGCGGTTGCGGGGCGATCAAGGTGGCAGCAGCCTGAGCCCGCTCGGAGCGTTCGGCGGTGAATTGCTCGGGCAAAGCGGGCGGGCGGGCGGCTGACACTGCTTTGCCACCACGCGAGGCACAACCCAACCCGCCCAGCACACCAAACACAGCGGCAACAAACCCAAGCACAGCGGGCCAAGCCAGACGGGTTTGGTGTTGGGCTTCAATCATGGAATACTGTTGGTGATGTAGCAGCCGCCCAATACTGCCTGACTAGGGCCAGCGCCATTCGTCTCCATCAAGAAACCGACTTTGTAAACGCCAGCCAGCGGCACGACAAAATTAGTCGCCTGTGACGCATTGTTGGTGACGAACCCACTGACCGTGGATGTGACTCCGTTGGTGTAAATTGTCAGCCTCACTGCTGCATTGCCGCCAGTCCAAGCCTGCTGTTTCCCGAAATTCAAAACGAGTTGCGGGCTTTGGCTCGGAACATAGCCTATGTTGATTTCCCAGCTTGGGTTCGTGCTGCCCATCCAATATGCACCAGCGCAGAACCCTTTTGTGTAGGTTGTTGAACCGATGATGAGTGGGTTTGACGCTCCTTCACCGTTACGCGAATCCTTGGAGAGCATGTAAGTGTATTCTGGCGCATACGACGGGCCGCGTGGGATGTTGGCAGTGCTCGCCCACTCCAGGTCCGACAAATAAGTAACTCCTGCTGGCGGAATCTGCGACTGATAACCCCACACCATTTTGTAGAGCAATGTGTTCGTCCTCGTCACCGTCACTGAAATCGTATTCGTTGCCCAACCCTCCAGCGAATTGCCAAACCACGGCGAGTAATAAGTCACTGGCGTGTTATTCGGGAATCCCAGGTCTCGCAAATTGTATGTCGTGGTCTTGTTCGTCGCCGCTGAGTTGATGAAGCACACCAAGCGAACTCCTGAAGCCTTGTTGCCAACAATCTTTGAACAAACCACGTCTGCCCCATTGGTAATAACTATGTCAGCAACAGTCACAGGACTCGCCTGAAACAAGTCCCAAAGTGCCTTATTGGTGAGCGAGTAAGAGCCAACCGTTGGAGTCAACAATAGTCGCTCCGCCGTCATCAATGCCATATCCACAAAACAATGGTCGGGATACGGATATTGATTTATCAGCCCGGTCCAAAGCCAGCCAGTTCCCTCAAGTTTGAATGCCGGACTTACAAATTGGCGGGCGGCTAAGGACCGCTGGAAGTGAGCATACGAATTAGTAAAATTGGCTGGAACGTAAGTATCGGGTAAGCCCAGAGCGACATAGGCAGAGTTCAGACCCGCAAACAATGTAGGTGTTCCTGCAAAATATCCTCCAGTGTTCCCGTAGTTATCAACTGTTTGCTGGCGATGAATGTTAGCGCCAGTAGCGGCCACCGCATTCCAGAACTGAACCGGTTGTTGCGCGGTATTAACACTGTCAGAAGTAGAGGAATCGATCTTAATCCAGTCCACGCCGTTCGTTACCAATACCTGGATGTCGGCCAGCATGTTGGTGTGCATGTTTACCTGCCCAAAAGGATTCCAACCGCTGTTGGTCAAAATGGAGTAGTAAACACCGATTTTAACCCCCCGGGCGTGCGCGTAATCGCAAATGTATTTCAGGTCGTTGGTGAAAGTGTTCGGGTTGACGATGAGTTTGCCATTGCCGTCGCGGGCTGCCCAACCTGCGTCCGCCTGCACGCCTTTCCAACCAAAAGCACCATATCCGTTCGTGTAAATTTGGTTGATGTATTTTATAAAATCACCCTCGCTGATGTTGTTGCTACCGTAACTGGTCAAAACGTAAATATCCGGCACAGGAGTCACGCTGGCAGCGGCAGGAGCGATAATTGGAAGGTTTGTGACGTTGGCCGCATTGAACGTGGGAGCGCCGTAGATATTAGTCGCCCCAGCCGCGTTGCCGGTGGTGTTATTGGTCGAAGAAACGGCAGCCGCGATGCTGGCCGCCGTCGCCGCCGTCACGCCATTGGTCGGCCCGCCCACACTGTTTGCCGCTACGAGCGCAATGCTGTAAACGGAGTTGCTGCTGACGCTGCCCGGGCGTTCCTGTCCGAACGTCCCGACGGTCCAGCCGGCGAGGAGAACCAGGCAAAAGAGGATAAAAGTGGTGCGTTTCATAAATCAGACGTAGCTGTAAAACACGCCGTCAGTGGCCGTGCCATAGATGATCACGTCGCTGAGCCGCATTTTCATGCCGTCCGGCAGGAGGTAGCTCATGCCCAGCGTGTCGCTGGGTTGCAACACGTCGGGCAGATAGCGCGTGCGCTGGGCGGTGATGCTGGCAGTGATCTTGCCATTCGTCACCGCGCTGGCGGCCACGTATTGAAACGTGTTCCGGTCCACGTTCTTGATCGGGAACGTGCCGTTGTAGGCGGAGTCGCTTGAGCCGGCGATGGTCACGCTCATGCCTTCCTCGTAGCCGTGATTGTCCAGCGTGGCGGTGACGAGCGTGCCCACGCCCACCAGGCTGGTGAGGTTCTGGGCCGCGGCATTGCCGCTCTTGCCGAGCGAGACGTTGCCCACGTTGGCGGTCAACACGCCGCCGCTGACGCTTTTAAAGGGATACAACCAGAGTTTCTGGAAGTACACGCCCTGGTTGGCGCTGAGGCTCTCGATGGTGTTGTTCTGCGCGATGACGTAGATGCCTTCCTTGGCATTGACCGGGGCGGCATACTTGCCGTCATTGCGGATGGCGATAGCTCCTGGATTCATAACATTAGTGCGTGACGACGTTCAACTGGCGGCTCTGGCCCTGTTGCCGCTCGATCTTGTCCAGTTCCACCAGCAACAACGGGTAGCCGGCGGTCATCTGGACGGTGAAATTTTCAGGCTGTTCCTGCTCCTTGTTGGTCAGCAGCACATACGCGGATTGCGCCACGTATTCGGCGAGGTAGTAGGGAAACACCACGCGATCCCATTTGGCAGGATGCGTGGTCGGGCTCTGGCCGGCGCTGATGCTCTGGCTGGCGATCCAATAATCCCCCGTGGCGCTGTCGTAGAGCTGCTCGTCCGCGCTGTAGGTGGCGGTATCACTGCGTGTGCTGCCGCTGAACACCGGGCACGGCGGGCGGAACTCGGGATAGATCACCGCCGCTGTGCCGAGCACCTGCAGATAATCTTGCCGCACCCAGAAGTCCGGGCCGCGCCCGCCGGCCAGGCGACGGGCGGAAGTGCTGTAACGCGGGTCGGCGTCCCAGATGGCTTTGCACTCGCCGATCTCGGTGGTCTCCCAGCTCTGCGCAAATTCCAGGCTGCGCACGAACGGCGTGAGGATGCCGAACTTGGTGGCGTCCAGCGTGGCGCTCGCGCTGGTGTGCGCGGTGTGACATTGATAATACCGGCGGTTGGACGGGTTGCGCACGATGTCACCCACCGCGTAAGCCGTGGCGTCGGCGTGGTCAGCGCCCGAATAACTGGCGGCACAAGCCGCCCAATAGGCTGAGTTCTCCGAATATTCGCCGTCCGCAAGGACTGCCGGCGCTTGACTGGCGGGCGTCTGCGCCACGAGCGCCTGGTAATAACTGTCCGTCGGGGCGAAGTAACGTTCCGTGGCGCTGGTCGTGGTGGGCGCGGAGACGTTTTCCGTGGCGTCATACGCCGCGCGGAAGGTCCGCTCCTCGATCACGGTGATGTCCGGGTGAAAGAAATGTTCGTAGCCCAGCCGGAAGCAGAGATTGATCTTGGCCTCGCACAGCGTCTTGTCATCCGCGGAAAGCCCGTCCGCCTCGCCCAGGTAACTGGCGATGCGGTTCAGGACGGATAGATAGGTGACGCGGCGGCTCAAGCGGAGGGTTGAGGGTTGAGGGTTGAGGGTTGAGCGCTATAGGTTTTCCGCAGGCGCGTGGTGGGCATCTGCCGCGGGCCGACATAGACGCACACGTCCGGGTTGTCGCGCTTCAAGCTGCGCAGGTTGTTATCGTCGTCGAAGAAATGTTCATCCTCATCCTTCCAGCGGTGATACAGCTTGGCCGGGATGGCGGCTTTGCGGACGAAATCGGATTTGGGATTCTGCCGGAAGCCGTGCATCAAGCGGGCGATCTGCCGGACGGCGCGGGGCGTGGCTGCCTTCTCGCGTTGCAGGTAGGCGTGCAACCAGCCGCCTTCCTTCATCTCGCGCCAGAACCAGTCGCGCAGGCAATCCCGCGCGCCGTTGAGCGTGGGGATGAACAAGCCGGGGGCGCGGCGCGGCGTCGGCACAGCCGGACGGGCGGCGGCGACGGAACGCACGTTGGAATATTTGCCGGCGGTCAGGATCATGTTTTAGGAACGGCGGCGACCGGTGCCCACACAACGGCCGCCGCCCAACAACCAACCAACTACCTATGCCATCGCCCGGCACAACAGGTGCAGGGCGAAAGAATGGTTAGGGGCGCTGCCCCTTAACCTTCGATCTGCACCATCTCGCTGGCGCGGATGATCGCCATGGCGATGTGGATCTCGCCGCTGGTCAGGTCAGCCAGTGCGCCATCGGTGTCCGTGATGTCGAGCTGGCAATAGACCACCGTGCTGTCCGCTGCGATGGTCTGGTGCGCGATGCTCGCGCCGGCGATGCTGGAGGCGTTGGCCGCCACCGCCGCGCCGCTGGTCATCAAGGTGAAGGCCGCAATGCAGTCCGTGTAAGCGGACCCGGTGCGGCCCACGCTGGCCGTGATGGCCGCGTTGGCGGAGGGCGCGGGATCGAGTGCCGTCTTGATCTGGATGCGTGTCACATCGAGGATCGTGTCGCCCTTGTTCAGGGTCACGAGCGCGATGTTCAGCAGCAGATCGTCCGTGGTGCTGGCCACGATGTCGGAATCCGTCGCCTTGATGACGAACAGGTCCGTGTAACCGAGGCGACCCAGTTGGGTGTTGCCGTGAAGTCGGTAAGCTTTAGCCATAATTCAATTTGGTTTCGAGTTTTGTTTGGTTTGGGCGGCTTACGAGTTGTAGATTTTGCCGTTGCCCTTGGGGGAATCGCACACGTTGGCGAACATCGCCTTCGCGTACCCGTTCGGACCGCCGCCCAGATCGGGCAGGTCCACGCTGTGCAGGTCATCGAACATGTCGATGTGCCACAGGTCGAGGTTCAGGATCAGGAACGCCTCGTCATCCGCCAGGCCGGTGGTGGCGCTGGTCTTGATGAAGTCGTCCGTCATGAACTCGCACCGGCCAAAGCTGGACTCGAACACGTTCACCATCATGGTGATTTCGTGGCTGTCCGCATTTTCCTGCACGCGATAGCGGGCATTGCTCCCCACATCAATGCGGGTGAAATGGTCCACGGTATCAATCGCGTTCGCGCCGCCCAGGCAGAAGTAGGTGCGTTTGCCGCCATACACCTTGCGCAAGGCCTTGAGCACGCCGTTGAGGTCGTCCTCGGTGAACTTGGTGCCGGCGAAACTCTTGCCGCTGACGATCGCCGCGCTCGGCGTGCGGAACGCGCTCGGGACGGCGTTGCTGGTCTGCGCGGTGGATTGGATCCACTTGAACGCGCCGCGCGTGGTCATGTCGCTCTCGGACGTGCCGCCGCTGTCTTCCTGGTCGCCCAGGCAGATGGCTTCCATGTCCCGCTTCATTTCGAGCAGCGTCTTGGACTTGGACTTGCCGTATTCATCATCCACCGCGGCCTGGCCGCCGTTCTGGGAGATGATCTGCTGCACATCCGTGACGCCGAACGGTTCCTGCATGCGGTGGATGTAAACGCCGAACCGGGAACGGTTGGCCGCCTTGTTCGCGCCGCGATCCGCATCCGTGCCTTCCTTTGTGCCGGAACGCTTGGGGGCGCGGAGCGTGTCGCCGAGAGTCTCGACGAGCGTGGATTTGGGGGCTGGCCCTTTCTTCACGCGGGAAACGAACGGCGTTTCCTGCGGTTCAAGGACGGTGAGGACATTGCGCAGGTCCTCGCGTCTGCCCCCGGTCGTGCCGGGATTGTAAGCCGTGACATTCATGAAAACAGTTTCAGTTAAACCGAACTGCACTTGGCGCGTGCCGCGCCCGCGAACTGGCTACTTCTGCAACCGCTTCAAGGCGGCTTTGGCTGATTCCAGCCGTTGCAAGTCTTCCTTCTTACCTGAGGTCTTGAACGCTTTCTCGGCATTGACCACGGCCTGCTTGGCCTTGGCCACTTCATCCGCCGGACCGGCCTTGCCACTTGGGGCCGCCGTGTTGACTTTGGTCGGCTCGTTGCTGGCCGGGGCTTTCTTTGGGCCGGGCGCTTTCGCTTTCGCGAGATCGTCCTGCTCCGCTTTCATGCCCCGGAAGTAGCGCGCTACGATCAACTCGTGATCCGCCAGGTCCTTGAGTCCGGGAATCGCTTCCAGAATCTTTTTCATGCGGGCCTGTTCCGGCGCTTCCGGCTGGTTCAACCACGGATACACCTTGCTGGCCGCGCTGCGGATGCGTTGGAAGGTTTCCTGATGCGCGGTTTGCGCCGTGCGTTCGGCCACCTTCTTCTCGGCCACCAGTTCCGTGCGCTTGTCGCGCAACCGGTCCAGATGTTCGGCCACCTCGTCTGCCGTCAACGTCACCTTGCCGCCGTCGCCGTCGTCCATTTCGCCGCCCTGGGGCATGCCCTTGAGCAGTTTGATGAACCCGTCCACCTGGCCGATCGCCGTGGCGACCTTGGCCACCTCGGGATGGACCGCGCTGCTGGTCCGCTGGCTTTCCGGCTTGGCTTCGCGCGCTTCGGTCAACTCGCCTTCGAGTTCACTCAAGCGGGCTTCGGCAGCGAGCCGGGCGTTGCGTTCCGTGTCGCGCTGATCGGTCAACTTCGGGATGCGCTTTTGCAGGATCTGCAATGCGCCTTTCGCGCCCGCTTTGGTCAATTCCTTGATGAGCGGGTCGAGTTCCGCGTTGAGCTTGGCCAGCACGGCGTCACTGACACGGGCGGGGGCTTCGGACGCTTCCGTTGTTTCGGCGGTCTCGGTCGGCGCGTCCGTTTCTGCGGCTGCGGCTTCCTCCTCGCCAAGGTTTTCTTGCGATTCCGTCGTGGCGTCGGTTTCTTCACCTTCGCCACTGGCGGCCTCGCCAGCGTTCAATTCTTCAGATTGAGAAAGATCGGGGTCTTCCTCCGGCTTTGCGCCTGGGGCGGGCAACGGCTCGCGGGTCGTTGCTGGGCCGGGTTTCGGACCATCTTGCTTCTTGTCGGCGGGTGCAGATTTGCTTTTGGCCAGCACCTGACCGAGTTGCGCCACGGACAAATTCCCGGGCGCGGAAACTTCTGTTTTCATGCGTTTAACGGCCGCAAGGGCCAGCAGTAGGGGAGCGACTTCCGCATTCCGTTTTGGTTTGCGGGCGGGATGCCTACAGAACATCGCCGCGTTCTGGGGGCAGCAATACGCTACGGGCGGGAAGCGCCGCAAGGGGCGGCGGGACAAGTTAAGACAAGTTAAGAGGAGTTAAGACAACTTCGGTGCGGTTGTGCGCGCGATGCGCGCCATTTGAAATCCGAAATTTCAAATCTGAGATTCATCCGCCGGGCGGGCGGATGGTTTGCGCTTCGGTTTTTCCGGCGTGCAAACCGCGCGGAGTTTGGCTTCCAGCTCCATGCACAGGAAACGCCCGCCGGCGGCGCGGGCCAGCAATTGCGGCCGCTCCACGATGCCCTTGTCCGTCATGGTGTCGGACACGATCTCCTTTTCATCGCGGATGAGTTTGAGCACGGCCGCCAGGCGCGGATCGTCGCAGAGTTGTTTGAGCGTGGCCTGGCATTGCTCCGCGTCCATGTTCCGCGCCAGCGCTTCGAGTTTGGAGAAGGTCATGCTTTAGAATTTCAAATTTGAAATCTGAGATGGCGTTAGCCCTCCGTGATCATCTTCGGTTTGAACGCCGGGCCGCCGCGGCCAATCACTGCGTTCGGGCCGCCGGGCTGGTTGTTATACGCCTGCTCCAGGTCCTTCATGCGTTTGTCAAACGCCTCGCGCGTCTGCTCGTTCTGCTGGTAGAGCTGCTGCGCGTATTGATTCCGCTGGAACGCCTCGCGCAACGTCTGCATCCGCAATTGATACGCCTGGCCCGGCTTCACTGCCACCGGCTCGCCCGCCATCAATTGCACCAGCACGCGGCGCTCGTCCTCCACTTCCTGCAAGCTGGCGCTCTCGCCCGGCTTGATGAGCCGCTCGCTCAGGTTCGGGTCAACGATGTCCAGCGCCACCTGCAAGCCTTCGCCCCGATCGAGCTGCCCGGTCGCATCAAACGAATACGCCAGTTGCAAGCCCTCCAGCTTGAGCTTCTTGATCTGCGGATCGAGGTCGCCCACGTCAAAGCCCACGCTTACGTCGAACTGGCCTTGAATCTCCTCGCGCGAACTCTTGATCGGTTTGCCCTGCGTGCTGCCGACGACGCGATAGTAGAAATTGTCCGGCATGAACTGCTGGCACAATTGCATGATCTGCGTGTCCACCTCCGTCTGGCCGAACAACCAATCATCCACCAGCTTTTGTTTGATGGCCATGGCGTCCGGCATGCTTTCCGGCGTGGGATTGAACCCGAAATAATCGTCCACGAACTGCAACACCGTGGCTTCCTCCTCCTGACTGCCGCGATCGTGCGCCGGCACTTCCATGAAGCCGTAACGGTCCGGCGTGTTGGTGGGCACTTGCACGCCCGGCCCCCACTTGTCCGGCGCCTGCCCGGGCGGATGATAGCTGGGCGGCAAAGTGGCGATGCTGGCGCGGTCCTGGCGCATGTCCCATTGGTTTTTGATCGTGCCCTGCGCCGTGCTGGCGATCTCGCCATACCCGCGGCTGTCATCAAAGCGCCGGCTGCGCCGCTCGCGACAAAACAACGTGTGCGGCAGTTTCCCGTGCGCGTAGTTCAGCAACTCATGCCGGGCCACGCTCTCGCTGAGATTCGGATGGAACACCGTGTAAAAGATGCCGGGCACGCCTTCCTGATCCACGAGCTGCCGGTAGGCGTGACACACCAGGAACAACTTGCGACTGTCCGTGCTGCCGCGCGTGGGCAGGATGTTGTTCAAGTGCCGCGTATTTCGCAGGTTGAACTGGATGTTGCCGAACTCCACATTGCCCTGCTGCGTTTCGAGCACCTCGGCGGTCCACTCCTTGTCCCAGCCATATTCGGCGGCGAGCGCGCGGAATTTGCTCTCGCGCACCACTTCCACCTCGTACACGTTTGCCTCGTCCAGGCTGCTCGCATCCGGGCTGAGGAAAATGTCCTCGTTCGGACATCGCGCAATCACCTTGGGCCGGTTCAACACCACGGCCGGGCGCGGGAACTTGGCCTCGCCCGTCACCGCAATGTCCGTGGCCACGCGTTCCAGACGTCCGGACGGCACATCGGGGAACAATTCCGTGAGCAATCCCGCCGCCTCGCTGGCGAACGTGGCATCAAACAACATCTGCGGCAACTCCACCAGGCGCGGGTTGGCTTGGTCCGGCGCCTCCTGCAACCGTTGCAACACCAGGCCCGCGATGCCCTCGCGGTCAATCACCTCGTATTGCAGTTGCTTTTTGCGACACCATACCGTGGACATGACGCCCGCGCCGCGCTCGAGGATGTAATTGGCCAGCAACTCATTTTCCGCCCGGCGCTCGCGCATCTGCGTGGTCTTCATCCAGCGCAGGAAATTCGTCATGCGGCTCGCCCACTGCTCGTCATTCACTTCCGTGGCATTGACGCGCACGCGGGCTTTGGCATCCAGCGCCAGGAGCATGGCCACGTGTTTGATGATGTATTTGTCCGTGAGAAACACGCGGGCATCGGATGCGCCGGGCCAGGGGAACACCTGATCCTCCCCGCGGCGCGCATACCATTTTCGCCCGTCCTGGGATTGCCCGGGCCAGATGCAATGGCGCGTCTCGAAATTGAGTTTCATCCGGGTGAACAGCGAACTGTCGCGCTCGTTCAAGGTGAACTCGAAATCCTCGCGGAGCTGCTCGATGTGCGGATCGTTGAGGGCCGCCACTTCCGAATCGGTGCGGGTGGGCGCAGAGCGCGGCCCACGCTTGGTGCGTGTCTTCATAAGCAATCAGGCGCAGCGTGGGCGGCTGCAGATATGGGGTTCATAAATTGGCAATCGCAAATTGTCAATTGGCAATTTGGCCTAGCAGGTAAATCCCAGCAGCTTTGCCACGCTGGTCTTGGTGTATTTGCTGTAGTTGGTTTTGCACTTCACCTTGCGGCCGTTCTTCTGGCGGGTGTTGCGGCTCACATTAGGCACGGCGTGGATCAGTCCGGCGTTCACGGCGTCTGCCAGTTCGTTGCGCGTGTAGCCTGTGGCCCACAGCACCTCCGCCGCCCGCAACAACAACGGCAACCGCGCAAACGTCTCTGCCGTCACCGGCTCATTCGCCTGCCGCACTTTGAAAGTGGGATTCATTTTTAGACAGGATTAACAGGATTTTACAGGATTGGACTTTGCCAACTTGCGCACCTCCGCTTCCAGCCAGGCGGTTTCCTCCGGGCGCATCCAGTTGGCTTTGCAAGTCTCCCATTCCTTGTCACTGATCGGCTGGCCGTAAACCTGGTTGCGCATCTCGCGCACGCGGGCTTCCTCAATGTCTTTGAAATCAATGTTCATGACATGGGTAAATCCTGGCTTCGGATCGTTGGGGTTGATTGGATACATTTTCATAAAATCCTGTAAAATCCTGTTAATCCTGTCTCAATAACTCCCCCCACCCCGCGTCTTCACCTTGCCGCCGGGCACGATGAAATTCGCGCCGCGCGTCACCAGATAGCGCAGGCAGTCCACCGGGTCTTCACACGCGTCATCCGTCGTCTCGCTGTCCGTCGGCAACGCATACGTGTTCATGGCCCAGATCAAATTGCGGCACGCGGAGCTGATGAACAGCCGCGGCGCATTCACCAGCGTCACCAGCTCCTGCTTGTCATCAAAGAACAGCAGCTCATTGATCGCGCTCACGCCATCGCGCAAGTCCAGGCCGGGCGCGGGCTCGAAATACATCGGCTCAGCCACCAGCTTGCCGGAGCGTTCATCCAGATTCTTGCTGCCGAGCTTGGTGATGAGGTCTTGGAACGCCCCCTCGCTGGCGTTTTGGTTGCGTCCCGCGCGCGGGTCAATCAAGCGTTCCTGCATCTCCTCGCGCAAGTTGTCCAAATCCTCCGGCTCATCCGGCCACGAACGCGGCTTGAGCGCGCGTTTGATGCGCGCGCGGTGATGCGGATCAACCACTGACTGCAGCGCCGCATCGAGTTTCCCCATCTCCCAACTCCCATCTGCCATCTCCCCGCGCAACGCGCTCGGCACGCGGATTCGTTCCAGATCGAGGAACATGTTCTTGTATTGCGCCGGGCCGTAACCGATGGTCGGCTGTGCCGGGCCGCGATCGCCATTGATCTTCCGGGCGTTCTGGCTTACCACCGCCCAGTCCCCAAAATTCTGCCAGTCCGGCCACTCGCGATAGATCCACAGCTCGCCCCCCTTGGTCGCGCGCGCCCAGATCGTAAACCAGTTCCGCGCCCCCGCCGGATCGGTCACCATGTAGTTTGTGCCCTCCGCCGGGATGGCGTCTGGCGCCACGATGTTCCACTCGCCGAACTTGGGGAACGCCAGCCCGCGCACGTCCTCGCAATACCCATACGCATTGCGCATGATGTAATCCTTGTCGCGCCCCTGGCACAGCTCGCGCATGCCGCCCTTGGCGTCGTAACGGCTGTAGGGATTCCAGATCGTGAACCGATGGAAGATGCCCACCTCCACGCTTCCGTAACGGCTTTCCCGCACCACGGGCATGTGTCCCTTGGGCAAGCCGGGGATGTTCACGCGCTCGCTCAACAACTCCGCCGGCGCGGCCTGCGTCGTCTTTGCCCCGCGCGTCACCGCCTTGATGGTTGGTGTGATGCCTTCCTGCGGTGAATACATCCAATGGATTTTTGCGCCCAGGTCGGAGCATCGCAATACGATGTTCTCAAACCAGGCCAGCGGGCAGTTCTCATCCAGCAACGCGCCGATGTCCGGCACATCGGGATCGAGCGGCACTTCCGGCGCTTTGCCGAGTTTCCACCCAAGATAATCGCTTGGGTTCATCGTGAAGTTGAGGAAATGGATCTCGCACTCGTTTGGCAAGATCAGCAACCCGTCGAACCCCGTGTCCGGCTTGTAATGCACGCGATACTTCACGTTCGGATCACGCGCGCCCTTCATGTTCAAGTCCCGCACCGATTGCGGCAGATTTTCCCAGACGAGCTGTTGCAGGTTGGCGATGCTGGACTTGGCATTGTCTTGCATGCACCAGCGTTTGGCCTTGCCGTATTTGAAACACGACTTGAGAAACCGCGGGATGCCGTCCACCGTCTTGCCCGCGCGTTTTCCGCCCGCCTCGTACACGATCTGGTAGCGCTTCAACAACTCATCCACCACATCGCTCATGGGCAGGCGCAACCGATGATTGATCGGATCGCTTTTGGCCAGGTCCAGCGCACGGCGGCGCTTGGTCAGAAACTCCAGCAAGCGCGCCTGGCCCTCGGGCGTGCTGGCTTCCGCCTGCATCTGCTCCGGCGTCGGCAACGGCAACAACGGATGCGGCTCAAACACCGCATGGCCTGAGCCGGGCTGGGTCGGGTTTGGCGTGGCCAGGTTGGAACTCATGCGTCGAGTGGGCTTCTGATCCGGCGCTCCACCGGGCTGGCCACATGGTTGTAGATCATGGTGGTTTCCAGCCGGGAATGGCCGAGCAAGTCCTTCACGTCATAGATCGGCACATTCGCCTCCAGCAGATGCGTGGCGAAAGAATGCCGGAACGTGTGGCAGGTAATCCGCTTGGTGAACCCGCACAATCGCACCGCGCCATGCACCGCCTTTTGCAAACCATTCTCATGCACGTGGTGCATCTTCAGCCGGCCATCGGCGGGATCGGGGGAAAGCGAGCGCGCCGCGAACACGTATTGCCAGTTCCAATCTCGTTCGTAGCCGGGGTATTTGCGCAGCAACCCATCTGGCAGATGCACCGGCCAGCCGCCATCGTGGTCGAACCGGATGCGATTCTGCACCAGATGCGCCTGCAATTCTGCCCGGACACTATCCGGCAGCGGCACGTTGCGATCCTTGTCGCCTTTGCCCCCACGCACGTTGATTACACCGCGTTCCCAATCAATGTCCTTCACGCGCAACCGGCAGCATTCCATCAAGCGCAGGCCGCAGCCATACATCAGCTTGGCCATGATGCGAAATGTGCCGGTCAGGGCCGCAATGACTTGTTGCACTTCATTCTTGCTCATCACCACCGGCAACCGGTGCGGCTTGCTGGCGTAGGCAAATTCCTCCAGCTCGCCCAGCGGTTGGCCCAGACAACCGTCGTAGAACCGCACCAACGCACACAATGCCTGGCGCTGGGTGGTTACGGTGACGTGACATGAGTTGGCCAGGTAGGACAGAAACGCCGTCACCTTCGAGCCACCCATGGTGCGCGGATCGCGTTTGCCCGACCAGATCACGAACTTCAATACCCAGCCGATATATGTGGCCACCGTGCGTGGTGAGTAGTGATGAAACACCAGCCACTCACGGTATTGATCGCGCAACCGTTTCGGTTTTGATGCCGGCACTTCTGCCTTTTGCGGTGCTGCTGTAGTTATCATGGATTCCTTTCCGTCGAAGAACTGTTAGCGTGTTGATGCTGATAGCACATGGTCTTCGCTCCACGCCTGCTGCCTTTCATGGAAGCGCAGCGCGCTCTTGTCGTAGTGTTCCGCTCGCCACGCTCTTGCACGCGGCCAGCCGTTCTTGCCGTAGGCTTCCCAGTAGCTCTTGGTTGCCAGCCATTGCGCCTTGGCTTTTGTTGGCGCGAAGCAGATGCAGCGCATGGAGTGGATTTCAACCTCCCACGCTAACAAGTCGCTGCACAGAACTGCGGGCAGCGCCGTGGGTTGTTCGATAACGTCTGGTGCGTTCATAGTTTTCCTTGTCCGCAGTCTGTGAGCTTGTCGTTGGGCGCTTAGTCACTCCACGCCCGGACGGTTATTCGCTTTCGCCGAAGACCGGCGCTTTGAGTGCTTTGAGTCCGGCACGGTCAGCGGCTTCATGGAGTTGTTCCACGATTTCCGCAGCGTCCGATTCCGAGTCCATCGCCTTCACCATGATTTTCTCGGCTTCCTTGTCGAAGCGGGCGAGCGCGGCTTTGCGTTTCGCCTCGTGCGCCTTCCACTGGCTCATCTCACCTTCGTAGCCGTTCGTGGACGCGAACACGTCGCTGAATTTCAGGCTGCGGCCACTGTATCGCTCGTTGATGATTTGATTCCGGGCCGTGTCGGAGATTGCGACGGCGGGCTTGAGTTTCGGCACTTCGCCGGAGCAGAGTGCTATCATCACATGGCGTTCGAGACTGGGCGCGTTTCCAGTGCCCAGGTTGCTGAGTCTGCTGCACAGGCTCTTGATTTCTTCGAGTTGTTTTTGTTTCATATTTTTGCGTTGTTCGCGCCCAACCATTTGCTGGAGCGAAAGGCGCGGGCGCACGCCTCTCGCAAATTCGACCGTCACTTTCCCGCGCCTTCGCTCAGCGCGTCGTTGTTAGACCGCAGCCGTCGCCAAAGCCGCTTGTACCATCGGCCTGCCTCACGCTCTGCTTTCAGTTGTCCCTGATAGTTGATTGCAGCAACGGCTTCCAAAAAGCCAACCGGCTCGCCCTTGCGAATCTTTTCGCAGATTCTTTCGAGATGTTCACAGCGTTCCATGTGATACTCCATGCGGTCTAACAATTCATTCAAGCCGACTGCGCTTCGTGGCTTGGTCGTGGTTTGTGTGCAGCCGCAGCGCAGCGGCTTAATTCAGGCGTTAGATGTCCTCGCCCCACCACAGTCAGGGCCGCAGGATATTCGTTCGGTTATTTGGTCGTCGGCTTCTTCTGGCAGTTCATCCAGATAGATGCGTTCCCCTTTCCATCTGACGAGCTTGCACCCAAGGCGGCGGCTTTGCTGGCATCGGCGCTGGAACACCTCGGGGGATGTTTTACGCACCAGATTCCAGTAGCGTGCGCTGCTGGCCTTCACGCAGCCTTCGCAGTTGTTGTTTTCGTAGCCTTGTAGGTATGCCACAGGTAGCGCGATTCCGGCATCCAGCAGCATTTCCAGACAGGCTGCTTTCGTCAGGCCAGCTTTCACGAGCGGCCACGCCAAGTTCATGTCGTGATTATCCGACTCGAATTTACGGATTCGACCGGCCTCGTCAGCAGTCATTCCGAAGATGTGGGTGTCGTCAGCACGTTGAAAGTTGAAGCGAGGCACTTTCTTCATCTCTACCGTGCATGGCGCACCGGCTGGGCCGCTCATGTATTGTCGCGCCTCAAAGACTTCCTCCACGGTGTCATATAGAGCCGACTTTATTACCGTCACCTTGACCCCCGTCCACCTTTCCACGTCGGCGCGGAAGCGCACATTGTCGGAGTTTTCATTCTTCGACAGGTCGCAGTAGATCGCCATTGGATTCATGTGCGATACGAGTTTCAGCGCACACGCAGACGCAGCACCACACGAGAACCAGACCAGCAGCCTCCCATCCTTGAACAGTGAGTATTGGGAAGATCGACGGACATCTAACCAATCAGTGCAGGACAACTCGCCTCCCGCCTCGCAGTTCGGACGCGGGTTGGCTTCGTTCATCTGCACTGGTTGTTCAACGCTGGTATTCATTTTGACGGCGAGTGCCTGACTTCTGCGTTAGCAGGCTCTGCGATGTCGTCTTTCAGCTTGAGAGCTTGGGCTTTGATATTTGCGGGGCAGCTTTCGTAGTGGCCGAAAACCGCCACGCTGTGATCGCATTGGCACGGCGCAGGCAGTTTCAGCATCGCCTCTCGAAGTTGGCGGATGTATTTGCCTCGAAGATTGCAGTCGGCGGTGAGCGTTTTACATGCAGCCACCCGATTTATCCGCTCTGTATCGGCATCATCGGAGTATGTTTTCACTCGCGCTTTTTGATGCTCCACCTCGCGGCGCAGTCCGGTCATCTGTTCTTCAACTCCTCGGCATCGCTCCATCCACGACTCTAGCTCTGTCGCAAGAGTGCGGGCGATTCTAGCGTCCACGAACCTGAAGCCTTCTGGCATTGAGGCGGCTTGCTGCTCATTTGTTGCTACTATCTGTGTTGGTGTCAGTTTCATATTTTCTTTTCGCCTGCTAACCACGCGCTCCAGACGAACCCCGCGCCACGTCCTCGGAGCGTTCGAGAACATCAGGCCAGCTCGGCAGCCCCGGTGTGCGGGGTCGCTGAGCTTGGGTCGTTAGGGCACACTGCTATTGGCCATTGGTGGTTAGCGGGCAGTTTGATTCCCATCACGACATGTCGAGGCGACACGCCAAAGCTGCCACCTTTCAAGACGTAGGACACCTTGCAGAATATCCAGCGCATGGTGTATTCACCGTGCCTTGGCCCGCATTGCACACACGCTATTTTGTCGCCGTTGTCCCACACACGCCCCGAGCCAGCGCATAGTTTGCATGGCTCGAACTCGCGCAGTTCCAGCGAGTCGCCCTCTTGATAGTTCCGATCATCTTCCCGGACCTCGAAAGTTTTCCGGCCCTGTCCTATCGCCTCGAAGTATTCAGGCCAGCATTTCAATATGTGGTGTTGGTGTGCCCTAACCACTCCATGCAGACGAACCGGCGCTTCGCTCTCGGTTCGGACCTCCGGTTTAACTTGGTTATCGGTCTGGTTTGTCATAGTTCGTGTCAGCGCCGGTCGCTGATGTCGGCGTTGAAGATCAGCTTTGCATCGCCAGTTCTTCGGCGGTGAGTTTCATCGTGTCAGCCAGATACGCTTCAAGTTTTTGGATGCGTCTCGCCTTGTTTATCGTCTCGCGCACAAATGCGATTTGCTCTTGTTGCGTCAGCGGCCAGTTTGCTGGCTCACTCGCATAGATGCATATCCGGTCCACCAAGTCGTGGAGCAGGTGTCTGAGTTGCTGATCTTCAACCACGCGCTGCACAGAACGGGGCTTCGCCCGTTCTGTAGTGGGATTTTGACCTAGCTTGAATGGAGTTTTATTTTTCATAGTTTTGTGCCAGCCCCGTCTGTGAGCTTGGATCGTTCGGAGGCACAGGCGACGGTTTCATTTTTCCTTTTACTGTGCATTGACACACTCGACAGTAGCCGCTGATGTGCTTGCCAAGATTCAGCACTTTCGAGAGTGGAAAGTCACACCAGACGCATCTGGCCTCCATCTGTGCCTCCGAACCAGTCGCTGGAGACGAGCCGGCGGCTACGGCCTCGGGTGAATCGGTAGTCGTAGGGGTGTTCATAGTTTTGCTTCGCCGGTCGCTCAGCTTGGGTCGTTAGCAGGCTCGGCCACGCGGTAGGTATTTATGATGTTTTCAAAGCATCGCGAGAGATCAGCTTGCCACTCATGGGTGGCGCGGTTGCCGCGTTCGCTGGTGGATATTGCCAGCATGACGGCGAGTTCTGATTTCACACCAGAGTATTTCAGATGCCAGTCTATGCGGCTATCACGCGGCACTATTGTTGCACATTCTGGACAGCAGCGCGGCGATGGCCAGCCGAGTCCGGTTGCATCTTCACCGCATCCGCATTGTTCACATTTCAGATTCATATTTTTTATGTCGTTGATTCGCCTGCTAACCATGCGCTGCAGTGAACCCGGTATGGTCACTGCGGTTTGCATTTGTTGCGCTCAGTGTGCCGGGTCACTGAGCTTGATTCGTTAGGGCGCTTAGTTACCCCGCGCCTTGATTTAGCCGCGTGTTGCCGTATCGAGTCCGTTCTTTTCAGCGAAGTCTCGCATGTTTAGATACCCCTCTTTGGCATCTTCGAGTTCTTTTGTCAGGCGTGCCACGTCGGCGCGCAGCACTTCATGTAGCTCGAACCACTGTTTAGCCGTCTTACCTTCATATGTGACTTCCATTTTGTTCCTTTCGGTAGGTTGTGCGCCCTAACCCGGCGCTGCACAGAATGCCTATTCACCCTGCGCCTTAATCGGTAACGCCTGTTGCACTAGACGCCGCAGGTGCGGCATCTGTGAGCTTGGCGTTCGGGTGCTTGGTCACGTCTATCGCCAGCACGCGCACCTTTTGCGTGCCGAAGTGTTCATGCTGGATTTCTTCGATTTCGTAGCCGTTCCAAATTCGGCGCATCATGCGGTTTTCGTCGCCGCGTTTTGGGTAGCCACGGAGCAGGAGGATTTCGTCCACGCCGACCCGATAGCAGCCATTGCGGATTCGCTTTTCCCATGTCGCTGCAAGCCGGTATTCTTTCAGCTTCGTGCCGTCACGGATGGCGTCGAAGTAGCAGCCCTTGAGGTTCAGGCGCAGCACCCGAACCATGCGCTGCATGAGAACGACGCCATCGCGCGGATGTTCCATTCGGGGCGTTGTTGATGCGTCGTCCATGAGCTTAATCGTTAGCTGGCTTTAGAAGCTCGAATCCCCATCTGCCGATCCGATGCACCTTTCTGTAGCCATACCGCTCTGAAAATAGCGGCGGGTGTTTGATTTTGTCGATGATTGCGAACCCTCGACCACGCTTACCAATTCGCAGCCAAAATCCGCCGTCGTAGCGATGCCAGCTAACCATGCACTGATGCGAACCACCGGCAACGCCTGCGGCGAGTTCGGTAACGCCCGGTGCGCTAGTGGGGTTATTGATCGGTGGTCTCATAGCTTTGTGTTAGGTGACTTGCGCTTGTTCCATTCCCACACCGCCAAGTCTTGCACGTCAGCCTTTGGCCCTTGAGCATCACAGACCATGCAGACCATCCAGAATTTCGAGCCGTCATCTTCTTGCACTCCCATCGTCGCCACGATGCCGCAGAAGGGGCAGGATTTCGGCTCTTTCATGTCCCGCTTGCGTCCGCACTCCATGCAGAGGCGCGGCGTCGGCCATCCAAGACCGAGTTCTTTCTTTCCGCAGATTTCACAAGTTAGTTCCATAAAGTCGTCACCTAACCAAGCGCTGCAGTGAACCCGGCATGGTCACTGCGGTTTGCATTTGTTGCGCTCAGTGTGCCGGGTCACTGAGCTTGATTCGTTGGGCATCACTTGCGCCCAGCCGTGCGTCACGATTTCGGCGGCTTGGTCGTCAGAGCCGTATGATACCTCACACCACTCGAGTGACGACGAGCCATCTTCGTATCGTTGGCTGTTCAGCCATGCTCGCAGCGCGGCGCGTTGAGCGTCACCGGCGGCGCTATCTTCCCACCCTTCCTTGCTTCCATCTGGAGCGACGAGGATGTGTGAGTATCCGTTCACTCGTGACTTCACGGCGGCAGATACCACCATTCCCAGTTCTTCGGCTTTTGCGCGGGCCTGCTCGATTAGCTCAGGCTTCCACGATGTTACGACCATTGCGTTATGTTTGATGTATCCCATACGATTTCAGTTGTTCGACGTTGATGCCCAACCACGGGAGCAGCGAACCCGGATTGGGCGTCTCAGTTTCAATTCATGCGTCTTGTGGGCCGGGTCGCTGATCCCGACCGTTAATCCCCGCGTTTCGGGGGCGGGTTGCCGGCGGCCATGTTTTGCAACGCCTGCGCCGCCGCGCTGGCGCTGCGCAAATGATCGTTCAACCGCTGCACTGCCGGTTGCACCTGGGTGATCGGCAGGCCGTTCTGCGCGGAGGCCTGCAACGTCAGCGTGCTTGCGATATGCTGCGCCGCCGCCGCATTCTCCAACGTCTGTTGTAACAACTGTTTTGAGTTCATGAGCTTAATCTTCTTTCAGTTCAAACGCGCGGTGCGCGCGAGCCATCAAACCACCAGGCGTGCGCTGCACCAGGAATACCGTGCCGCGCGGGCTCACAAAGCAGCCGCGCCCTTGTCTCCAGCCGCGCAGTAACAGCCGCAACGGATGCCGGATTAAACGCCATTGGTTTGCACGTAAGGTCATGGACTAGGCGCGCCGATCGTTTTCTGCTTTTGGGAAATCGTCCACAAACTCGATGTCGCACGTGTCGCTGTCGACGTCATGCTCGACAAACAGGTCGGCAAAGATTGGCGCGCCGGAGGTGTCTTCCTGCGCCACGCCGTTCACTTCCACCTGCGTACCGTTGGGTGGGCCGGGGTGAACGCTGGATTCAGGGCACGCGGCGCGGGCCATTTGCACCAGATCTTCACGCGTCACTTTGGCGGCGAACTCCTCCGGCACGGTGACGGTGACCATCACAGGGATTGTTACGATTGCTTCAGGCATAGGTTTGATGTGTTGTTTGGTTTGTTTGCGGTCAAAGGTCGTAGCTTTCGAGGCGGGCGCGGAGAATGTCGGAATACTCCGCCATCACTTTCTCCTGGCGGGTCAGCCGATCCTGCTCTGCTTCGTTCAGCGCCATAAAGTTGGGCGTGAACAAGAACGCGCACAGTTTTTCGCGGCGGGCATCCAGCTCGGATTTCTCCGCCCGTACGCGCTCAATAAATGTCGTGGCCGGCGGGGTGAGCCACGGCAATATGGCGAGCCGGAAACCGCACGCGCCGCGATGGCCGCCGCCGCCGTGTTTCTTGGCGATGAGACTCAGATCGTGCTGCTCTTTGCCGGGGGCGTGGTAGAGGCTCAGCTCCCATTGACCGCACGGCAGATATTTGAAGCCCATGCAGGCATCGTGCTCCGGCTTGAGCCCGGCGGTGAACAGCAGCGAGTTGTAACGCGCATGATTGCAGACCAGGAACGTGAGGCCTTCCCATTGATACGTGAAGCCGAGATCTTTGATGATGCTCTCGTTTTGCCGCTGCTGGGCGTATTGCAGCGCCTCGCCGCGCTCCAAAAGCACGGCAATCGTTTCCTCGTCATCGCGGAGCAGATTGGGCCAGTAACCGGAAATATCACACGAGCGCAGCCCGTGCTGAAACAATTCCGCGCGCGGGTCGCGCTTGTCCCAAATGTCGTATTCGCCGGCAAGGCGCACCGCCAGCGGTTCGGAGACTTTACGGCCAACGTATTCCTCTTTTAGCGGCAACGCAGGCAATCCAATGGCGCTCCGCTGGGTCATCTGATCACGGCCAATAAACCACTGCCACGCCAACCGGCACGCGGCCACGCCGTCGATGCGATAGCCGGGAATGCTCGCCGGATATTGCTCGATGGCGCTCTTGTGATGGTCAATCCACACGAGGCCGGGATGATCCATGAGCGCCTCGATGCTGATGTCCAGCATGTAGAGCGTGACGTGCGGGGAAACTTCCGGCACGGCATCGCCATAGTGCCAGCCGATGTATTCGGCGGTTTCGCCGAGGAACTTGCGGGCGATCTCGCAACAAAATAAGCCGTCAAAGTCGGCCCGGTGATAGATGACTACGATCTGTTTGTTCGATGTGCTCATTGTTTTGGTGTGTTGTTGGTTTGGTTCGTCAAAATTGGCCTGCCGGTGCTACCGGCTCGGCGGGATGTCGTCGTCGTCGATCTTGCCCCAACTGCTGGGCGGTTCTTCGGGTAGCTCAGCCTGGCGCGCGACCTTGGCCTCACGCATCCACGCGGTGGGGCTGTGGTTCGCGTGGCCCGGCGGCACGTCCACGTATTGCTGGCCTTCCCACAAGAACCACAGGTATTTGCTCGCGTCCTGTTTGCCCTCGCTCTCGATGCCGGCGTTGCGTTGCGCGTGCAGGATGAATTTTCCGTCCGGCTTGTTGTTCAACGCGCCCAGCTCCTCCGCAAATTCATGCGCGCCCAACAAACCCGCGTTCTTCTTCTCCCACAGATCGGCGACGTCCTGCGCTTTCTTGGAATCGCGCTGCACTTCCACGATGTTGTGCGGGTTGCCGAGCCACTCGTGCGCGCCGGCGGCGCTGCGTTTGCCGCCTTCACTGCCTTTCTTGCCCTCGGATTTGTTTTGATGCAGGACGATGTGCAGGTGGATGCCCTCCTCCATGGCCATGCTTACGAGGGAGATGACGGCCTCGGCCTGTTGCGCGTAATCGTCCTTGGGAATGCCGAGGCGCATGGCGTTATCAATGATCACCCACGTGATGCCGAGCCGGCGGCGCGCCCATTTGATGTCCTCGATGAGCTGCCGCCAGTTGCCGATGCCCACGTGCGCGTAATACCAGAGCGATCCCGCCAGCCAGCGATGCGCTTCCAACGCCTGCGCCTTGGCGGTCTCGATGTAGTTGGCGCGCTCGTCGTCACCCTGACACCGCTTGAGGATGCGTTTGTCGAAGTAGAGCCCGCCGAAGGCCTGGCGACAGAGCTTGTCGTTGTTGTCCGGCCACGGCACTTCAAACGAGCACACGAGCGCGCGTTCGCCCTGGCCGATGGCGGCCACGGTGGCGTAACTCAGCAGCGTGGTCTTGCCGGATTTCTCGATGCCGAGCCAGAGCGTGGTCTCCGCCGGGCGGAAGCGGAGCGGGAAACCGAACGGGAGCGCCACGCCGGCATCTTCCTGCCGGTCAAACACCCACTTCATGAAATCGTCCTCCAGCGTCACGGCACTGAGGATCTTGTCCGGCGCAAAGTCGCGCGCCTGGTCAATGCACGCGCGGAGCGCCGCGGCCGGCACACCGGCGAGCAAACAGTCGTTGGCGTCTTTGTAAGTCACGCGACGGCCTCCTTCTTCGGCAACGTCACCAGCCGGCAACGGCGCGGGCCGATCTCGTTGATGATGTCCACCGCGGCGCGTTGCCCGGCTTCATCGCCATCCATTGCCACGAGGACGGATTCAAAATTCTCCAGCCAGTCCCAGGAGCGATCCAACCACTCGCGGTTGGGGCTGGGCCGGTTCTTGTCCTGCCCCTTCCACTTCGCCCCAAAGGGCACGCTCACCGGCAACACGCCCCATTCCGCGCAACCGTACGTGGCCCACGTAAGCGCGTCCTTTTCCCCCTCGCAGATCAGCACGTGCCGGCAGCGCCGGAACGCGGGGTGCGCATCCAGTTGCACGCCGAACAGGGATTTTTCCGGGGCGCGACTCGTCCACTCGCGTTTCTTGCCGTCCACGCGGTCGAGCGCTTCAAACTTGAGCCAGGCGGGCGCGGCGTTTTTTTTGAGGGTGACGATGGTCTCGTCCACGTCCGGCAGCGCAAAGTAGGGAAACACCATGGCCCACTTGCCATGCACCAGATACTCGCGCACGTCATAGGCCGCGAGCACCTGCGGCTCGATGCGCCGGGCCTCGACGAGGTAATTCCACACCGGGCCGCCCTCGGTGAGCGGCGTGCAGCGCGCCCATACTTCCGCCACGGCCTTCCAGCCGGAATCATCAGGCTTGTCCGCCGCGGCAGGCGGGCGTTGCACCGGCGCGGCCGCCCGCACGCGGTCGCCGGGACGATCGTCCGCCAGGCCAAGCCAGCGTTTGGCTTCCACCACGGCCGCGCCGAACGTGGCCGCGCGGGTGGCGTGCATCCAAAGGGAGAGCAGCGTCTTGCCGCCGGTGTCGCCGGCAAAATCCCGCCACACGCCAACCTTGCCGCCAAGGTTGATCTTGGTGGACTTGCCTTCATTGCCGTCCAGATCGCCGACGACGTATTCCGCACCGTCGCGTTTGCCGTTGGGGAACAAATGCCGGCAGACGTCCTCCGCGCGCGCGGTGAGATGAGATTCAATGTCGCGCCAGGTCATTTGCTTTTCCTCCGCAGCTCCATGATCTCACGCAGGCGCGCGGCGTTTTTTTCATCCCCCTTAAGGGTGGCGCCGGCGCACTCGGCCTGCAGGTCCGCCAGGGCATCCGTCCACCAGCGGTCGCGGTCGCCCTCTTGCCAACCGTCCGGACGGCCAGATCCGGCGGCATTTTTTGCCGTGCCGGGCGCGCGGTTTTTTTTCTGCTCCCCCCACGTGGCTTCATCGGCCTTCCAGAACCGTTTGAGCTTGTCGCGCCAGCCGTTCTGCCACCCGGCCTTGGCAAAGTCTTTCCGCTCGTCGGCCGCGCGGAGTTTGGCCGTGACGTAATCCAGCGGGATGCGGGCGGCGGTGACAAAGGTCTGTACTTCTGAAAGAGAAGGAAGATGCGAAGCCCAAGGCAGGCCGTCGCTCCCTACCTCCTTATTCCCTCCCTCTCTCTCCAATTCCCTACCTACCTCCCTCCCTCCTGCTGCCGTTGGTGGGAGATTTGCGGGAGAATCTCCCGGAGTTCTCCCGGCGGCTGCCGTTGGTGGGGTTTTGAGGGGCAGAAATTCGGTGGGTTGTTCCGGCATTTCGACGTATTCCAGCCAGCGCACGTCCTCGGAGTGGAAGTGGTCAAGGGCGCGTTCCACGGCCTCCACGGTCACCCGCCCGCCAAGCAGGTTGACGATGCGGGCGGCGGTCATGGGCGTGCCGTTGCGCACGAGCCAGCCGCGCCAGCCGCGTTCACTGGTGCTCGCGATGGCCTCCAGCAGCGCCCACATGCCGAGCAGCGCGAGACTGTCCGCCTGCGACAGGGTGAACCCGATCCCTTCGCCCACGAGTTTGTTGGGCTTGCCGTAATAGGTGAGAGTCTTGAGCTTGCGGGTCTCGGCACTCTCATACCAGAGATCCCAGTCTTTGATGTGGTAGGCTTTGAGCATCGGATCAGGAGTGAATCAAAGGGTTGTGGATCGCGCGGCTGTTCGCGTCGGTGACGTGGAACGGGTCGCGTTTGAGAAATCGTTCCTCGCTCTCGATCAGGTCATCGAGGCGGGCTTTTTGATGGCGCGGCGGGAGTTGCTCCAGCCAATGCCGGTGGGCAAGTGGGTTGGGCATGCTGCCGCTCAAGGCCATGATGCGGTCCACGGTGGTCATGGCCGGACATCCTCCCCTGGCCATTCACACTGCCAGCACGTGTCGGAGATCTGCAGCAGATTCATGTCATCCGGCCAGTAGGCGGCGGGCGGGGTGCGTCCCATCGTGCCGCGGCGCTTCATCGCCACGCGTTTGATGGCGTCCGGCAGCCTGGCCGCGATGGCCGCCGCGTCCTTGAGATAGATCAGGACCGTGGCCTTGCCGCTCTTCACGCGCACGGGATACTTGGTCCGGTGGATGTGGATCAGGATTTGCATCACCATTTGCCTGGTTTGCGGGGGCATTTGCGCGTCAGCTCGAACAGGTCGGTGTAGCCGGCCACGAGCTGCACGGGGATCTCCATCGCGCGGATGAAGTTCGCGGTGGCATTGACGCGCACCCGGAACGTCTGGCGCGGGCGGAATACGTCGTCCTCGAGCGCACACGCCAGCAGCATGTGCGGGTTTTTCAACTGGCAGTTCACCACGCGCAGGCGCACAACGGCGCTCGGCGCGGCGGTTTTTTGCAATTGCTCAACCCGGGCGGCAAGCACGGACAGCAGCGCGCTTTTTACGGGGGCGCATTCGTGCGCAGCAGGGGCGTCCGCACGTTCTAGCGGCGTCGGGGCGTCCGGACACTGCGCGCGGGTCAACACGGCCACACCGGCGTCACTGAGCCAGACGGCCTGTTGCTTGCCACGAGCGTAGTGCGTGCCTTCAGTCAAATGGCGTTGCCGCAGCGCGCGCATCTCGTCGCGGGTGACGCCAAAGTGGCCGCGCGCTTTTTTTTCGGAGAACGGGAAGCCGGGCGGAGCGTCCTTTTGGGGTGTCAGCATAATGCCAGACCTCCCTTTTGAGGTTTGCCAGTAATTGCGTTGACCCAACGACCTTCCGCCTCCTCCGCGCCGAAGCCATCCCCCCCCCCACCCTGCCCGCGCTGGCTGCGGCTTGCCAGATCGAGCGCGCCCTGGCTGAACGCCTGGCATTGGTCCGTCCCGACCG